CGCACCGGACGAGTTTCGTCAGTTTCGTCAATCTCTACACGAAGTTCTTCCGTAGAATCAAACTGAGGAGCAACCGCAAAAGCATCGGGCTCAACATTGGGAATAAGTCCAGAACCTTGTTCCAGACTATTCAAAGAATTAAATTTTCCAACCATAATTAAAACATTTTTAGTAAGGAACACCATCACGAGACAAGTTACGGGCAACATAACAACCGATATAAGAATTAACCAATAATTGGTCAGTATCCCAAGTAGAATCAGCAGCAACACCAAAAATAGGGTCAAGAACAGAAGGGTTGACCTTGAAGAACTTATAATTCAAAACAACCTTATTATTCTGATTGACATCACCTTCCTGATAACCAAAGCCAAACCATCCGGAAAGAAGAGATTCGGTAACAGGAGAAACCCAAGACTTAAGAGTAGTAGTAAACGCACCATTAACGACATCAAGTTTTGTCTTCCAGTTGAAATAACGAGGATTATAACCTGCATTAAACAAATTGACAATAGACGCCTTGGGAGAATTGAAAATTTGCGTCATAGGAAGAACTTCCATACCGATATTATCGAATTCGGGAATAGGAAGAGACTCAACATCAGTCACCAACAATTGACCGTCTTGTCCGGTAATCGTATAATCAAGCAAAGGTACGGCATGATAAATACACATAACGACACAATGTTCATCAGTAGTATAAGTGAAAGAACCATTTCCGGTACCAACACCCTTACCAGCAATAACAGCAGTATCACCATCAGCAGCAAGATTGTTATTCACAACCTCACTGATATCAAGGTTACGGGAAATACCACCGATATAAGTACACATATTAGAAAGAGATTGAGGCAAGTTCACACCAAAATGCTTGCGAATCTGCTCACGATAATCAGAATCACCGGACTGACTAATTTCTTTCCAACGCTGCAGGGCTTCGGCCTGACGAAGGGCAAGAACCGTGAACTTAGAAGAAATATCCTGCATATCGACAGAAAGACGAGAACCAGCATTTATAGTTCCTCCAGAAGACAAATCAACACCAATAGGAGAGGTAGCAATACCTTTATTCATAACAGTCGCAGTACCAACGGGATGAAGAGTACCAGAAGTATCGGCAACCTGAACATCAGAAACTGAAGAAGGAAGGTCGATTACAGCAACATCTCCAAACTGAGAATTCGGAAGAACACCCATCAACATATCCTTGTTCCAGTTACAATATTTGAGGTCAAACATTGTATAGGAATCCAGTAACCAGAAGACAAAGAAGGGACATCTTGCACCAAAGCAGGAGAAACACCTGAGAAATAATCCACATTATAAGATGAAGGATTCGCATTTTCCCATTGAGACCAACGAAAAAAGTCCTGATAAATCTTCTGATAAGTAAGAAGAGGGAAAAGGTTCACTCGATTATTCTGAATATAGGCCTGAGTATAAGAAGAAGAAGAATCAACTTTCAAAGAAGTAGACCACCAGCGACCCGAAGAAGCAGGAGCAGTACCTATAATATTGCCATAACCAAGATAACTCAACAGCTTAAAAGACAAATCTGCACGAGAAAAGCCAAACATATTCTTGAAAGAATCAGCAGAATCAGGAGAAGAAGTACCACCATTCAGATTATTAAGAGCCGAATTAAGACCATGAAGAGACATAGTAGGCAAATAAGTCCCTAAAGACAAATTCTGAGTCAAAGACAAAGCCTGAACCTGATTAATATCCTGCATTTGGGTAAGTACAGAAGGTGCGGATTTCCAAAGAAGACGTAACGGAACAGCGTAAAAATCAAAGTATTCACGCAACCGAGTAAAAGCAGACGTTTCAACGGGCTGAGTACGGGTAAAATACTCAACATTGAACTTGTACTTGTCACCGGGCATAGAAATATCCCAGTAGACGGGAAGAAGCTCACCAACTTTCGCAGTAAACGCGTTTTTACGTCCAATATCAAATCCAGAACGATGAGGATGATTCTGGAGATTGGACATTCCAGTGTAAGAAGCCATAAAAAAAATAGGTTAAATTAAACATTATTGATCTTGATAAGAAAAAATACCGAATGAATCGTTAACCTTCTTATGCTTGACCTTATCCCTACATTTCATCAATGAAGCGGCGGCCAAACGACGAACAAGAGGCAATTCATGGTAAGGCTTTTCCTTATCGCGAACAGTTCTATTATAACGGAAAGAATAATTACGAATCTCAAAATCTACCAAATCCTTGTCATTAGAATCTTCCAAAGTCTGATAAAAATCTACAAGACGGTTGTAATCATAACGATTCCAAAAATTGACTATTTTATCGGAGATAATGCGCAAGAATCTTTCTCGGCAGAAAAGTTCTCCTCCAAGAGTGCCGCTGGACCAGAAGAGCTCTGAGCATCCATCGGTTGAATATGTTCGAATAAACTTCGAAATTCCGAGGAAAAAGCGGTATACGCGGGAGAGACGATGAGTAGCTTCCAAATCAACACCATCGTACAAACGACATTCAGAAAGAATGAGAATATCACTATGCGGTAAATTCGCCTGAGGAGCAAGAAAATTGTTAAGTTCATTTGATTTTCCATAATTATCTACATAACTTAAATAATGCTTACAAAAAGACAAAATACTTTGCTTGGAACTTTCACTAAACGGATCACATCCTATATCAGCGCATCCGCTACGAATGACTCGTTCGGGCGCTGTGAACGCAGCAAAAAGTAACTGGTGAATACTCGATGGAGATTTACGAATAGCGTCCGAAAATCGGGGGAATAATCGAAGGAGATACGGCCATGTAGGTTTAATTGTGCGAAAATAGCCATTGCGCTCAACGCGGACTCCATTAAGGCACTTATCGGCAACTTCGTCAACTTCGGTAACTCGTACCTTTCGAGGAAAGAGATTTGATTCTGTAAATCCAATGGAATGGAAGGATTTAGGTCGCACCACTTTTGGCATTTGAGTATAAAAGTCGGGTAAAGCGACAAAACTATTAACATACGACGCAACATACGGTGCTGCGAATCCTCGCGAGAGTGATGCATCACAACGTCCGTAAGACCAAGCCTTAGATACATTTTCAAGAACAGTTTGCGAGAATCGTTCGGAATTGGAAAACAATAACAGATGCCAATGCGGGCGGAAGCTGGTAGGGCCGTATTCTGATACAGCGTAGTAACGTAATTTTTCATCAGGGTAATAACTTCTTAAACGTTTCAAAAACAAGTCAAGATCACGATTACAAACATAAGGAATTCTATTAGGGATATTATGATTAATCTTACCAAGAATAGACAAAAGATCCTTAGGCTTCATAGGATAAGTAAATTTTATCTCAGGATCCTTGAATGTACGCTCAACAGTAGAATTCTTCAGCTTAACAGAAGCGGAACGAGGAACGCTGCGAAAACCAAACAAATAAGTATTAGGGTCACAAGCGTCCAACTCATTAATATCGGGAACGCAGGGAACATCCGCAATATCATCCGTACAAGTTTCGATAACCGAAACCTCCAAAGTAGGAAGAAAGCAAGGAGCATAAGTAAGAGTAACAAAGTATACATAACGGAATTGAGCAGAATAAGTAGTAAGAAGGTTTGTCTGAATACCGGAACGACGAAGAATACAAGAAGGACAATGTCCACAAGAGACCGCAACAGACTCATGCGTATATTTGTTGACAACCGTACGAGGATTCTGACAACGGGTCACTAACTTATTCTGCAATTCCTGAGTAATCATTTTCTATCGACAAAACTAAGTTTCATTTGACGGGGCTTACGGCCGCGGGCAAAAGAAACATGAACAAACGTACGATATTGTATAAGCTGGTCAAATTTAAAGGGAGAACCACTAATCTTCAAAATGAAACCGTCAACGGAAAGGTCGACAGGTTTTAAATCAATGGCATCACCAGTCAAATGCTGGGAGTTCTTAGAACCGTTACACGCGTCATTCTGTTCCTTGGTACGAAAAGCGGAAGTAACAGTAAAATGAACATTCTGACGGAGAAGCCATTCAACAAAACTCATTAATTCTGGATTCATCACTTACGAAAATATTTGAGCAATAGACGTGAGAAGACTGACAGCAGCTGCAATAACTGCAGCCCAAATCTTGGATTTAGTTTCATTTTTCATTGGGAATAGCTTTAAAGGTTGAACACTGAGAAATAATAAGCACGCAGTCAGGACGAAGATTTGAAGAAACAAATTCAGAAATCTCATCGACGGATACAAGAACAGTTTCGTTCTGATTAGGATTTACCTTTGACTGGATAGAACACAAATAATACTTTTCCATAATCTCAAAAATTTAAATTAGACATTGCTTTTAAAGACGAAACAAAGATACAAACAAAGATTTTAAAAAAGCAAATACTCATATGAATTATTAACATAAATAAATAATAAGCTATGCGGGTGGCAGGCTGGTCTGTGAGTTTGCGTATATAAGACAAGAGGAGACTGAAAGCGATGAGGTAAATCGCTTTCCCTTCGGGCAAACTCATGTAGGTTTCACCAATTTATATTTAAGGGGTATAGCAGCGACGGGGGAGAGGAGCTCTCCGGGAGATTGCATACGCGTTGCAGACGTCAAGCTTCAAGGGAGGCAGTACTATAGCCTGACGGCTCTGATTTCAGTCGACGGGGTCTCCCGAAATTCAGGGGGTGTATAACCACGCTACGCGCGGTTGCCGGAAGTTACTCCAAGCAAGAAAACCCGACGCGTATCACTACGAGCCGGGTAAACACACAACAAACAAAAGTTACTACCAAGGCAGAAAGTTTCCTACAGTATTACCGATAGAAGTGCCATAATGAACGGCCTTATCAGCATCATAATACTTATATTTCTTGCCTTCATTACGAGAACGATACCAGTCCTCAATACTACGAGAGCGAGCGCGCTCACGATTGAATTTAGCAGCTTCAAGCTCAAATTCAGCATTCGAATGATTAGAGGCATTAGAAGCACGAATCAAAGAGTCAGCAGTAGCTTCAGCAACCTTATTGCTAATTTTCTGACCTTTAGCACGGGCATAAGTAAGGACCTCATCAGCAAGAACCTTCTTAGCCTGGTTATAGTTCAAATGTCCATGAGACATCTGATTATAATACTCGGAAGCCTTGACATTCAAATCAGCCTGCTGCTGCTGGTCAAGATATTTGTTAAGAACAGTCTTGGCTTCAGCATCAAGCAACTGAGAGGTACCTTGCGCCTGCAAAAGACGTCCAGCAAAAGCCATGTTGTCAAGCTCCTGCATTTCCTTGGAATAACCAAGCTGAGCACGAGCCAAGCCAGTAGCCTTCAAATATTCACGGGTCTCTTTCGTCATCTTAGACCAATCAACCTGAGAAAGAGCCTGCATAGCCTGAGCGTCCGAAAGGTTTTTCTGTCCTTGCAACTGAGAAACCTGAGCCTGACGAACCTGAGACTCAAAGACAGAACCTATAGCTTGCTGAACACCCGAAAAATCTGCCTGAAAAGGCTGCATGACAGCAGGACCAGAAGAGGACGCAGTAGCACCGGTACCAACAGATTGGGCAGTACCAGCAGAACCGCCGTTCATCATCAGATAAGGATTCAAACCAGCATCCTGAAGGCGTTGACGTTGCGCGGAGGCAGAATTATATGTGTTTTCATTATTCCACATACGTTCCTGAAAATCGCGTTGCTGCATAGCCATACGCTCGTTAAACTGATTATTCATCTGATTTATCTTATAATTCATCTGGTTAGTCTCTTGGACATTTTGTCTGTTCTGCGAATTCTGAAGCAGAGAAGAGCCAACGCCGAAGAGACCGCCAGCAATCGAACTAAGAAGGCCCATTATTCAGAGGAAGCAGCATCAGCGGAAGCAGCAGCCGCTTTCTCTGCCTCTTGTTTAGCATTTTCAGCATCAATCAATTCCTGAGCCTGAATCTCAAGATTTTCAGCATAAGCCGACAATTCCTTAGACCAAGCAATAATCTCAGAAGGAGCCTGAATATGACGAGAACGAACCGTTGCCAAAAGATCATCATCAGACATCTTGTCCATAATCTGCTGAATCTGGGAAGCAGATTGTTTACTTTGTCCAAACTTGGCAGCAACAGCAAGACCAGCACGAGAAGCCAAATCCTTAGTATGAAGAATCAACCGAACATCAGAGGTATAACGAACCGGACGAGTTTCATCAGTATCATCGATTTCTACGCGAAGCTCTTCAGTAGAATCAAACTCAGGAGCAACCGCAAAAACATCCGGCTCAACATTGGGAATAAGCCCGGAACCTTGTTCCAGACTATTCAAAGAATTAAGTTTTCCAATCATAATCAAATCAAAATTTAGTAAGGTACACCATCACGAGACAAATTACGGGCAACATAACAGCCAATATAGGAGTTAACCAAAAGTTGGTCAGTATCCCAAGTAGAATCAGCATTCACACCAAAAATAGGGTCAAGAACAGCAGGGTTGACCTTGAAGAACTTGTAATTCAAGACAACACGAGTGTTCTCATTAGCATCTCCTTCTTGATAACCGAAACCAAACCATCCAGAAAGGAGAGATTCGGTAACGGGAGAAACCCAAGACTTAAGAGTAGTGGTAAACGCACCATTGACAACATCGAGTTTTGTCTTCCAATTGAAATAACGAGGATTATAACCTGCATTGAACAAATTGACAACAGACGCTTTGGGAGAATTGAAGATCTGCGTCATAGGAAGAACTTCCATGCCAATATTATCGAATTCAGGAATAGGAAGAGATTCAGCATCAGTTACAAGCAACTGTCCATCTTGTCCGGTAATGCTATAGTCAAGCAAAGGAACAGCGTGATAAATACACATAACAACACAATGTTCGTCAGTAGTATACTCAAACGTACCATTACCGGCACCGACACCCTTACCAGCAATAACAGCAGTATCGCCTTCAGCAGCAAGATTATTATTTACAACCTCACTAATATCAAGGTTACGGGAAATACCACCGATATAAGTACACAATTAGAAAGAGATTGAGGCAATTTCACACCAAAATGCTTGCG